GGAATAATCTTACTTAAAACAGGGTTAACTTTATGTGCGATTGGAGCTTTAACAATCACCAAAGAGTTACCTACAGGTGGTATCCAGCCATGACCATTGTTATCAGTAAACATAAACTCACCACCCCATTGTCTATGCCACTTGTGATTTATGTAATAAGTAGCTCCATACTTCCATTTGCCATCGTCATGCCAGTTTATGCCAGCACCTTTCTTCATGTAATGAATCGTGGTGGACATATCTTTTGCATCACTTAATTGAAAATAAGCATTGTGTTTAACCAGAGTTTTTAATTGTTCAAAGGGTTTATAGTTTTTAACTTGCACTCTCATTGGGGGTACAATATTATTTATTAAATCATCACCCCAGATGCCTTTACTTGTATGTAAATTTATACTTTCTCTTTCTTTAATGATTGCATCATGGATGCCTTTATAAAAATTATAATCTAAAAAATTAGTTATCCACCAAATTTTTCCAGGTATTGAATAAGACAGCTTCATTGCTTTAAAAAACAATTAATGGCATATCTAGCCCCTTTTGTTACAGGCTCAGTGCCATGAATCCATATAGGTTCACCTGGGAAAAGCATTGCCTCACCTGCAGATAAACTAACTTTGACTTGACCCCCAAAAAATCTAAACTCGCCGCCTTCATAATCATCATTTAGATTAATAGTCAAAGAGCCTCTAATTGTATCACCCACGTCAGAGTGATCTTTTATTTGTTGTCCAACGTCATATTTTATTATTCTAATATTATCAGTTTTAGTCATAAAAATGTTTTTATAAGTAGGGCAAAAATTATTACGAACGTATATCTCATGATTAGTTAACACTATTCTTAAATATTTTAATATTAACTTATAAGGCTCTACAAAATCTTTTTGATCACGTAACCAAGAGATATTTAAAAAATTACAATTATCAAACTCTTTGTCATTAGTTTCCATATCTTTATTAAATTTATAGCTTTCTTCAGGGATAGCTGATTGTTTATTATCTTCATACAATTTAATTAATTTATTACACACATCAGAGTTTACTAGTCCTTTTAAATGAAACTTTTGATCTATAATTTTATGATCATAACTCATAGTTTTTTAACAACCTTTCCCATTTTCCATTGTTCAGGTGTAACTGTAATAGCAAGTCTATGAGTCTCTCTCACACCAATTAATTTATTTTCTAACAACTTTACTCCTGTAATGTCATAGAACTCACCATTTGGCAGGATAACTTGCACTCTAGCGTTTGCTGCCACTTCGCCTTTCATAAATTTATCTAATGCTTGTCTTAATACCTTTCCAGTAAACATGGGTTGATTTATAGACTAAGTTGTATTAAATATCAAGTATGGGTTTACCAAAGAAATTAACTGAACAACAAATGAAGTTTGCTTACGAACTAGTAACAAACGAAGGTAGAAAGACAGCTACCGAATGTGCTGTAGACGCTGGCTTTGCGAAAGACTCAGCAAGACAATATGCAAGTAAATTACAAAATCCTAAATTGTATCCACTTGTTGTTAAATATATCGGTGAATTAAGAGAAGAGTGGCAGAAGAAATACGAAGTCACTTATGAAAAACATATAGCGGAACTAGGACAGATTAGAAAGGAAGCTCTTAAAAAAGGAGCTTGGTCTGCAGCGGTGAATGCAGAAGTAGCCCGAGGAAAAGCTGCGGGTCTGTATATTGAGCAGAAGATAATAAGGACAGGAAAATTAGAAGACTTAACAACAGAAGAACTAGAATCACGTATGAAAAAAATAATTGATGATTACTCACCAATCCTAGAAGATGTCCCATTTGAAGATATAAAACAAAAAGTACAAGAAAAAACAAAACCACAAAAGGACGAGCGGGGATCTCAATCACAAGAGGATTCTCTCCATCTTAGTTATGCAACCGATGGGGAAGACGTTCCTGTCGGAGAATAATTCGTCACCATCTTCATAACTTCCAAACGTCCAAATATTTTTTTTATCTTTATGAAATAAATAAGCATGAGTCACCATCTTTGATGGTGTTAAACCTAACGAGTCGTGTGCATTCGCGTGGCCAGAATCGCCCGTCGGATCAATCCAAGAAATTTTATAAAAATAATATCGTTTCTTTTTTATAACGACTGACTTGTATTTACTTTTTTTCGCTATCATTTTTCGGTATTAATGTTTTATCTCCGTCTATTAAATTTATATTTCCTGATATAGAAACTCTTTCTCCTTCAGTTGTTTTAAAAGGATAAACCCAATGCGGTAAACCTGCAGGGAAAATAAATAAGTCACCCACTGAAGGTAGATGAGAATGTGTTGTTAAAAAAAATTTATGTGAATTGTCTCCAGGCATATTAAAATCAAACGTTATGCAACCAGGACCGGGGCTGTTGGATACAGCTGTATGACATTCTTTATGTAAACCTTCTGGTATTTCTGTGTAAAGGACGAAAGATAAATGATTATCATGCGTATGAGGAGGATTAAATTCATTTTTCTTTTGTCGATTAACCCAGGCTGTTTCTATTTTAAAACCATTACACAATGGTTGGCCTCTGTATTCCTGATAACCTTTTATGTAACTCTGTAAGTAAGGTGTTAAAAGTTTAAAAACTTTGTCTTGATCTAAAGCTTTTTCATTTTCTAAATGTCCGGCTAAGTTGTCTCTATAATCTTTGCCACTTTCTAATTTTTTAAAAGCCTCTATCTCTTCTGGTAGTAATGTATAATTACATACAAATGGCCCCCAATGCAAAAATCTGTATTCTATTCTTCTTAAATCTTCTGTCATAATTTCCTTCCTTAGTGTTTTATACATGAGAAACTGCTTTTGTAAAAAGCGTTTTCACGCGCGCGCGTAGGGATTTCCCTGAAGCACATTGTAACACCATTGTAGCAGTATTGTAACAAGGTATTATCCAATAATATCAACGATTTAAGCCTATTGTAGCATTGTATCACTATATTTTTCAAAATTTTTTTTATAAATATAAATCTCATACAGAATACACTATGGGTCTAGGTCCCTGATGCCTGTTGCTTGTAATATAGGTCAACTCTTCTTAACCATTCGAACATAAAGTGTTGAAATTCCTTACCAGTTGACACGTATCTTAGAACATCGCCACCTTTAACGCTAATTAGAATCACTCCAGAGTTTATACTCGTACCATAAACGTAGTTGTGAGCCGTGGCATAAGCCGCGCATTGTATGAAATAATCGTCAATCCATTCACGTTTTTTGTATTTATTGCTTTGTTTAAAATCTATGATAGACTCCCGGCCTTCATACACACCAGCAACGTCTGAGGCGCCCGCATACAATCCAGGGTACCATAGAGGCATCTCTAGTCCCCAAACCTCTTCTAAGGGCTTGAAATGGCCTTTATCGATGATGTTTTGGGCCATGGTGCCTGCTTCTTGACCAAGATCTGTAAGATCCATATGTCCCTCGTTTTTTATATATCCTTCTAATATTCGGTGCATTATTGTACCCCGAGCGGCTGCATCATCACGTATTTGGTCTGCCTTCTTTTCGCCTTCTCTTTGCCTCCATGCTGCCAACTTTGCCTTACTCTCTTCAGATTTGGTAGCAGACAATATTGTTGTCACTGAGGGCAACTTCTCATCATTTATATCATAGACTCTACCGCTAGGTAGAGTTACTCTTTTAATAGTTTTATAATCAAACTTTGGTTTACCGTTCCATATCATTCTAAACTCATCAATTGTTTATAGTCTTCTAAATTAACTACTTTACCATTCATCTTTACGTGCGAATAGTGATCTATTATTTTTTGTATGCCTTCAAATTTAACATGAGCCCATGGCCATATTAGCGTGGCAACATAGAATGCATCTCTAAACTGACATCGCCAGCGCCACTGTTTTTTCCAGCCAACTGTGTACTTAGTCTTGTATCTTTTTTCGCCAAGGGTTCCGACTCCTAATACTTCATGCAACCAAACTAACACTGACTTATCTGTCATGGCTATTTCCATTCTAATAGACCAGGTTGGGTATGCTTTCTTTTGATGTTTACGCTGTCTCATGTATTGCTTGTATGTAATACTACCTTCACCATCAAATAGGCCTGCGATGTAGGCTCTGTCTGTTTCAGAAATCATTCAGTTCTCTCTAACATGCATTTATCATCACCCATCTCTTTTGTAAAAAATCCAAAGTTGGTTAATACATATGCAATTTTATCCATCTCATAAGTTTTCATATCATCAAATACAAATCGTGTGCCAATCCTGGATCGTGGTGCAAAGAACATAACTTCTTCTAATACTTTCTCCGTGGTATGTGGTCCATCAAAGTGTACAAAGTCGTAGACATTTACTAATTTCTTTTGACCGTTTTGATAAATAGGTAAGCCACCACCAAACGCGTTAAAATATTCTGTGTCTTCGAGTTGATACAAAATAAAATTCTCATGATTTTTAAATTGACTTAAAAAAGTTTGCTTCATCGAGTTAGGATATGTAGGTACTTTTGGTGTGCCGTCTTCATTTACCAATGGTCTACCTTCAAAGTCTGTCCAATATGCAATAGTTCCTTTTTCACGATCGATTTGTTTATCAAGATGTTTGTAAAGTAAATCACCATACGGATCGATACCGACATGAAAATAATTTTTATCTTTCAAAGCATCTGTAATAATAAGACTGCCATAACCCTCTCGCACTCCTACCTCTACAGTTAGGTAAAAGTCTTGAGGTTGTAAGCCTTTTACCCACTGTTCTAACAGTTTATATTCTACACTGTCACCTCTCATTTTTTCTTTTCATCCTTTTCATTTCTGCATACAACTCTTGCATTTGAAAGTGAGTGCAATTTAATACAAAAAAAGCTAACTCATCTCTCATTTCTTTTTGTTCCTCATACGCTTTTGCTTTATTTTTATCTATAACTTCTAGATGTTCCTCTTTTAACTCAGTCATCTTTATTCTCCTTTATAAATTTTTTTACTTTGTTGCGAACGTATTCGTGATCAAAACCTGCGTATTGACACACCAATACAAAGTCTCTGTTCGGTTCTAAAAAATAAGAACGTGCTCTTTCACATTTGTAACCTCTTCCAATGCCATAATCTCTCCAACCTTTTCCTATTGCATCTTCTAGGGCTACAATTAAAACATTACGCCAAAGACTTCTTTCTGCGTTTTTTGTCTCTCCTAAAATGTTAACCGCTTTTGGAAATACGCTTTGTAATTTTGCCATTTAATTTCTTTGCTTTCTCATCTACTAACATTCTAATCACCTGTGCTCTTGATAAAGTGATCCCTGGTGCCAGGGTCTTGGTCATCTTATCAATTTTTTCATAGCAGGCATGATCGACTGCGAGACTTTTGTATTTGCTTATATCTGTCATCTAGTATATCCTTTCATTAATATCTAAAGATATAGGATATTTATATAATTTTACAAGAGTTGTCAATGAAATTTTTATTAACCTTTATATTTTGTTCAGGTATGGCTGGTTCTTGCCTACCTCCGATAGAACATACTGAATCTTACAAGGATTTATACACATGTTTAGATGCGGGATATAGAGAATCCATAGTGCAGTTACAAAAAATTGGCCCTCTAGATGTTAACCAAAAAAGAATATTTATAAAGTTTTATTGTGCACCCATGCAAGAGACTTAATTAACTTATACCATTCTTCCTTGTATTTAGGATCCTTGGTTTTGTTATATAACCTAGCTAGCTCGTCTGCCTTGTCGGTTATATTTTTTATAACTACGTTTTTCATTTTTATTTAAACTTTTCTTGTGACGCCTTGGACGTTTGCGGGGTTTTGGTCTCGGTATAAAATTTTTAAATTTTCTCGCCATGATTGTAACATACAATTATTGTGTATCTAAAAGAGCTTTCTCCTAAAGCTTGTAAGTCAGTGTGCAAATTATTTTTACCATCAAAAAATATAGCTCTGTTTTCTACGAAACCCACGTAAGTATTTAAATTATTTTTGTGATAAAATCCAGTTCCATTATAAACCAGCTCTTCTCCTTTTAAATATAAAATAAAACAATAATCATCATTGGGATCCGTATGAGCTAAAACTTTTTCATGATTATGTCTTAAATGATAATGCATACACCCATTTGGTTTTAAATTAGTATTAGGAAAAAATTGTTTTTTTATTTTTTTTAAAAGCCATTGATTGTCTGAATTTTCACCAAACTCATATCTAAAACCATAGTTACGACCTTCAATATCAACTTTGGGAACATAAGAAACTTTATCAACATTATTATAAAGTATTTTAAATTCTTTTTCGTTTAAAAAATTATCTTTAATCTGTATTGTTGGTATCATTAGTTCTTATATACTCTTTATCGCTTTCAGTTAATTTTATGTATCTTATGCTGCCGTTTACATGTTGCCTGGTGTCTGCTCCACAGTTTGTGCATCTATAAAACTCAGATACAATTGCAACTAAAATAGAATCTTCATCGCACTCTTCGCAGTGGCCATGCACTGTATCTATATTTGCAAATGCTTTTTGTATTATTATTTTTTTACTCATGGTGTATACAAATAATTTATATCACTGTTTTGCAAAGTCAACAAGGCATCGTTCGGTGTTTCTACAATTGGATAGCCTTTTAAATTAAATGATGTGTTAAGTAAAATAGGCACACCTGTTTTTTTATAAAATAAATTTATTAAATCATAATAATTAGGATTTTGTTCATGTTTTAATGTTTGAAACCTGCAAGTATTATCCACGTGCACACACGCAGGGACTTCATCAATTGCCTTTTGTTTAGCGTCAATTGCAAAGGTCATGTAAGGGGACTCATCTAAGCCGTGCATATTTAAATAATCATCTTTGTATTCGTACAGTATTGTTGCAGCTGTAGGTCGCCACCACTGTCTACCTTTTATTTTATTAACTATTTCTTTTGCATTTTTATTTCGTGGATCAAATAACATAGAGCGATTACCTAAAGCTCTTGGACCCCATTCAGAGTGTCCTTGAAATATAGCAACTACTTGTTGATCTAATATTTTTTCTACGGCTTCTTCTTTATGTTTTATAATATGCATCATACGCTGCTGCTCCTACCGCAGTTCCTCCATCATGAGCGATGGGATCTACAAAAAAATTTAGTTTGGGAAAATGTTTTATTAATTTAAAATTATTAGAACAATTTAAATGATATCCTCCTGATAATATGATATTTTTACAATCGCTATAAGTCATTGCTTTTTCAATTAATTTTATTCTTTCTTCTAAAGTTTCTTCTTGAGCTTTGTGTGCAAGTTCTAAAACATTTTTATTTAAATCTGTATTTTTATTTTTATAGGCAGCTATGCCCATTAGTTGTCCTTCTTCAAAATTTTTAAAACCTGCTTTCTCCGTGTATTGCATAAACTTGTATCCACCACATTCTTTATTACTTAATTTAATATCTACATTTTCTTTTTTAAAATTAGATTCAGAAATAATATTTTTAAAATTATTAAAAAAATCACATTTGGCCATCGAGTAGTGTTTATAAAAAGGTTTAACTTTATTATCTTTTATGTAGAAAATAGATTCTATTAATCTAAACAATTCAAGATTAACATCAGTAAAATATTCACCGCCTCCATCACAAATCAAACACAAAGCTTCTTTAAATTTGCTAAAGTATAAACCAGATACTGCGTGAAACAGATGGTGTTGACCATTATAAAATTTAAAACTTTTACACTTTAATTGTTTTAAAATATTATCAATGTAGTGTTTTTCTATTAAAACATTTCCTCTATCAAAAGAAACAAAAACTACTTTATCAAAAACAACATCTTTAAATTTTTTTAATACTTTATATTTATATTCTTCTTTAATAGGATTAGGAGGTTCAAAATTTTTAATTTTGTTAAACCTATCTTCTTCATAATATTGTTTTAATACGTTGTCTTCAAAATAAGCGAACGAACAGTTATGTGAAATATTTACCCCTAATGTCTTTCTCATTTATCTTTCTTATTATAAGTCTACTGCATTTCCTATCACTGGTTTGTATTTTGTTTTACCATCTTCTTTGTATGCTCTTAATAATTGTTTACGAGGATTGTCTGCTACCCAAGAGCAGTGAATCCATCCGCTGTTGGGTTCACCTGGCGTAAAAAATTCTAATATCATTTGGTCCCAATCGAGGTTTGCTTTAATCCAATCAAAGACCTCAGCATTGCTAGTGCCTAGACATTCGAAGTCGACCGCTTCAGCTTTGGTATGTTGTGAATTTAAACTGCTACCTATCTTTACGCACAGCTCTGGTGAACGAAAGCAGCTCGTCACCGTAACCCTGCCGAAGTGATCACGTACTGGTTGCAAAATATTTTCACACAATGCTTTTAGTTTTTCTATCTGATCTGCATTTGGATTGTTATCAATGCCAAGCCTGATGGCTGTGTCTGATTTAATTAGTTCTGAGAGACTAAAGTTACGTGTAAGTTTCATGTTAAATTTTTTAATATGTGTTGTTTTAAAGTTCTAAATGTAAGATTAGGATACATTTTATTCATTGGTTTAAAATTTAATTTTATTTTATCTTCACACAATGGTGTCAATAAAAACAAAGCTTGTCCTTGTTTTAAGTATAACTCATTTTGTTCTTTTTTAATAGGTATAAAACAATTAATATCTCTTTTATATTTAGAATTAATTATACCAGAAAGAACATTAAAATCATTAAAATGATAGCATGATGGTGACATAAGTAAAGAAACATTTGAATTAATTACAAATGGTAAATTTATTTTTAACAAAAATTTATATTCTTTGTTATTTATATAAGACAATAGTTGTTCGTTTGAATGAAGACTGGCTACATTCCAATCTGTTTTCCCTGCTTGTTGACTTAAAATTTTATTTTTACCAAACAAAATATATAAATCAAAAGGTAAAGTTACTAGTAAAGATCTCTTATACAAGTTTATAAATCCAGGACATGATTTTATTGTAGCACTGGTAGGATCAAATTTTTTTAAAAAAGGATTAAACAAATGTTTAGGAATAGAATTAAAGTAATTGGGAAGGTTACCTGGTATGGTTTTAACCATATTCATAGCATCTTCTTTCTTTAAAATTTCTGCGTATTCTATGTTTACTTTCTTTCTAAAAAGGTTCATTCTTCTTTCTATTATATTTCTTTCTATTATATACTTTTTTACTATTTAGTCTATGTTGCCTAAACCTTGCGTCTCTTAACATTTTTGCAAACTTATTGAGATATGATAAGTTTTTTAATAGATTTTGAGCCATCAATATTATCCTCTAATTCTGCAGAACCCTTCCAGCATTTATAAGATATAGTTTCTGAAAACTGTCTCTCAGCTTCACGCTTGCCGCGTAAGCAAACTGCCATCGAGGGTTGCAAACGTGCCTCTTTGATCTCTCCGTTTACAAACATAAGTAGAGCCACCACAGATTCAATCATATTTCCTCACGTATACTAATATTGATAATACAATAATTGAAACTATAGAACCTATAAAAAATAAACCTATCATTGTGAATAACTGCCATTCTTATAACCAATCTCACGATTAGCATCTTTTAGTTTTTCAATATCATCTAAAACTTTGTCCATTTGTTTTCTTAAAAATTCTATGTTGACTTTGTTTAGTGCCATGGATTCTATGTGTTTGTTAAGCTTATCCGTGGTCTTATAAAGATCTTCGATCATCATGAACTGCTCAGAATCTGCGGGTAGTGAACCTAGTTGTCCACGTGGCCATTTAATTCTAAACTCTGTGTTTTCTTCAAGATCTTTCTCCATTATCTGTATACGAGTGTCTGCAACATTAAGACGTTCTATGATCTGGAAATAGCCCATGGTGCCGAGTGCTACGATAACGATCAGTGAGGCAACCGTCTTCATAGGCATCTGGACGGCTACCTCTTCCCCGATGTTGAGTGGTTTCTTACTCATAAATTATTTTGACCAAAGCCAGTCTTTGACTTTTCTAAATGGCCAACAGATTATATTCCAAACCCATTTTACAATTTTATTTACCATATTATCCTCCTCATGTGTATGTGGAACATCTCCACCTTCATGTGCGTGAGTTACGCCATTGTCGTGTGTGTGTTCTACATAATCAGCGCCGTGAACATGTCCACAGTGCGGACATACATTATTAACATTAATAGAGGTTAAATAAAACCCCATTCCACAATTTACACATTTCATTTTTTTTTCTCCTCAATTTCATAGAAAAACTTGTCGGTATCTTCTGTCCGCCATGCTCTGCTATCTTCTACGTTCCACTCATTCGTTTGCACTTTCCAATCAGGAATGTTATCTTTTACAGTAAAAGAAGGTATATCCCATATACATCTATTGTTAGGTTGTGCAGCAAAATTGCCATCGTCTAAAGCAATTATGTGAGCGCACTTGTGTTCGTGCGGGATCTCCGAATGATCAGTGTCAAGTATGTTACTCTCTGGATGAGCAAAGTCAACAGTAAATAAATATTTTCCAGGATGCCATTTTTTATCTTTTCCTATGTATTTCCCAGCTTGTCCAGCTAGTATATCGAAAGAGTGAACAGAAGGATAATAAGAAAAACAATTCCAGAGCTGTAGTTCATCAAGTCGTCTTGTGGGCACTCGGGATGGCTCAAATCCCTTTTGAATAAACGCGCTAATTGGTAGGCGATAAAATATTGCACCGTTTTCCATAATAGCATGCCATAGTATGCTCCTTCCAGTAATAGCCGATAGACCAAAGATAATACAGTCTTCAACTTCTCCATGATGTTTTTGTAAGTCATAAAGATACTCTCTTTTTATTTGTGCGTAAGTTGGTGGTATGTTTGCATTTAAGTATGCCATAATTATTCCTCATTTAATTGAACCCCAATTAGGACCAGACTCATAGTCTACTTTATTTGGTATCTTTAAGTCAACTGCGTTTTCCATCACATCTTTTATTTTAGCTGCCTCTAAATCATTAACAACAGATATATCTAATTCATCATGTACTTGAATATGTGGTGTGATACCTTCTTTATATAATTCTAACATGGCTTTTTTAGTCATGTCAGCTGCTGATCCCTGTATAAGTTTATTTAAAGCTTTGTATGTAAATGCTCTACGTGTTGGATTATTATGCCAGTAATTTTTTTTAAAATTACCGTCTTTATCTTTTAATATCTCTCCTTCGTCATCTTTAATATATGGTCCCATTTTTTGTAAATCTTGCATACGTTCTTCGTCTTCAGGTGGTATGTATTTACCCCAGTCGCTACCACGTAGTATTGGTTCGTATTTAGGAAATCGACATCGTCTACCTAATAAAGTTTTTATCTGACCTTTTTTAGAACCAGCTTTCATAACTTCATTCATTAATTGTTTTACAAACGGAACTCTAGAATGATATTTATCAAATAATTCCTCTGCTTTGTGTTTTGTTACACCCAACTCTGCTTGTAATTTAGCTTTACCCATGCCATAAAACAAACCAAGATTAATTACTTTTGCTTGATCTCTAGGTATCTCTGCCATCTCAGCAACTATCTTATGAAAATCTGTAGAAGCATCTGTATCATAAGAGTCTGCTATGGTATTTACAGACGGTAAACCATAACGTAATGCATAGTGTGCAACAAGTCTTGGTTCCTGTTGCGAGTAGTCAAAACAACCCCACTTCATACCTTTTTCAGGTATAAATAAACTTCTTATCATAGGACCTAAAACTTTATCCCGTGCAGGTATCTGCTGTAGATTTGGATTTGAATATGAAAAACGACCTGTAATAGTCCCACCATCATCAGATCTAATTTGATTTATTTCTGCATGTATTCTACCTTTGTGTTCGTATTTTAATATTGTATCTATAAATGTTGTGTTTACTTTATTAATCTTTCTTGCTTCAGCTATCTTTTGTATGATAGGATGTGGGTGATTTGAAAGGAAGTTTTTAGTAAATGAGGGTTCATTGGATTTCGCGGTACGTTCGTAAGATAAATTTAATTTTTGAAAAACTTTTTCGATCGATCTTGCTGCCCATATCTGCACATCTTGTTGTGTTTCTTGTTGAACTTCTCGCAATAACAGTTGCTCTTGTCCAATCAATTCCTTACGCAAGTCGTAAGCTCTTTGAGTATCTACGCGAACGCCTAAAAAACGCATGTCAACGAGACAAGGAAAGAGATCCGTTTCAAGATTAAAAATCTCTTCAAGATCATTTTCTATAATTAATTTTTTTACATGTTGCCAAAGTTTAAAAGTTAACTCTGCATCTTTCTCAGCGTACGCTCCAACTTCGTGTGCAGGTAATCTCCACATATCAGCTTTTGGATCTAGTCCTCTTGACTTTGCAGCCTCGTTTAGTGCACGTTCATTTTTACCTTCATTTAAAAAATGCCAGGACAAAGTATTTAATGTATATGAAAATCTGTTTTCATCTAATAGTGAGCATGCAATCATTGTATCTACTATTAAACCATTGATATTTAAACCTAAACTACGTATCCAACATATATCGTACATGGCATTGTGAAATATTTTTGTAGCAGGACACTCAAGAATATCTTTAAACCATTCTAAAGTTTTATCCCTGTTCATATTAGGTCCCTCTTGATGGGCAATAGGAAAATACCATTTATCATTATATGTAGCTACAGATATACCAACGACTTCACCATTACCAATAACTGCGCCAGATCCTTTTGATTTTAAATCTGGATCTCTTGTTTCCAAGTCAATTGCAATCTCATCATAAGATCTAAGATCAGGATACTCGGTAGGTTGAACCCATTCTGTAGGAGGTAGAATCATTTCTTTTTCATATCATTTATTTTTTTTAATTCTAACTGGCAGTAGTGCATTATTTTTTTAATGTCTTCTGCGCCTCCCTTTCGTTGATATCTACAAACGTACTTTATAACGTTCCCTTGAAAAAATGATAAATCGTTTTTAGAAATAAACTCGTAAGGTTGAATAGGAAACTTAGTGTAGTGATTCCCTCCGACCTGAGTATATTGTGGAAACGCTTCATCAAATAGATCTTTATGTGTCATAGTTGATACTCCCTTAATTTCTTTTTTGCTCTCAGTTTATATAGATTATTTCGTGCTCTCGTAACTCCAACATACCACACTCTATGCTCCTCATCTTGTTTGTCAACACTTGATTTAATTCCTTGTTGTACAGTACGACCTTGATGTAAAGATAAAATTACATTGTCTTCTTCTCCACCTTTTATTGCATGAATTGTTGACAACCATATTCTTGCTTTTTCTCTTAAATTTTCTTTGGATGCAATTAGATTTCTTAAATACAAAATCTCTTTTTGATCAGCCACAAATTTATCATACCATGGAATTTTAACATCCCAGTTACCTGTGGGTATAAATTCTTTTACTGCACTTATTTCTTTTTCGTTTAACAGTTCATCCATTGTCCATTTAGTATATGCAACTGCAGCTTCGTACATACCAACTTTAAAACTTTTACCTTTGTTACTTTGATAATAAAAATTTTTACGTTTTAAATCTTTCATGATATCTAACAGATTGCTTTTAGTTCTTGTAAGTATTAACCACTTACCTTGTGTGAGATCAACCTGATTAAGATCAGATATATAATGTGATTCGCCCTCGTAGTCTCTTGGATAATATTTTTTTAATTTTCTAATTCCAATAATATTATTAATAGGTTTTGTCGATTCTTCTTGAACAGCTTTTGATATACGTCTTGATCGTCTCAATACAATTTCTCTTGCAGGTTCTTTTACAAATCTTTTTACATCAGCTCCAGCCCACGCATAAATAGCTTGGTCATCATCACCAGCTAAATACATTTGTTCACAATGATATTTTAATTTATCATACAGCTGCCATTGCAATGGCGATAAATCTTGTGCCTCATCAATAAATATAGCTTTAAACACTGGTATCTTGTTAGAATTTAAAACTGATTTTACAATGTCATTAAAATCAAAAAGATTATTTTTTTCTTTGTATATCTGAAGATTTTTATAAATATGATTTAATGTATCAAAATCATCAACTTGTTTTTTATCGTGTTCATTTAAATCAAACTCTTGCCTAATGGTTATGTCTTTATTTATTGATCTTTGTATCATTTGAAAATATGGATTATTACAAGTTAAAAAATGTGTTTCTTCTTCGTTGTATTTATCTGAAAATGAAACTCTAACATTTAATTTTTTACCAAGATCCTCATAGTGATACGGTTGCATAATATCCTCTTCATTCAAACCAAGTAAATGATAACAGAATGCATGTATTGTTTGAAAGTATGGTACTTCTTTTTCAGATACATTAATTCTTTTACGTGCTTCTTCTGCAGCTTTTCTAGTAAATGCAAAGTAGCCTATTTTGTGTAAAGGCACACCAATACGTTCGTACGCTTTTACACGTCTGATTAATCTAAATGTTTTACCGGTGCCCGGTGGTCCATAGATTTTATTGATCTTTTCCATTGGCTTTCTTAAACCCATCTTTGAGTGATCCAGTCCAGCCAAATGATCCATAATGT